GCGATAAGCTCGATGGACGGTGCTACTGGTTGCCCGAGCGCGATCCGCTTCGCGTCGAGCCTTAGGCGTTTGGGACGTCGGTGAGGGCCTTACCCCACTTCTCGATTAGTTGGCTCCACGCTCGGGTGTCGGCGTCTCCCAAGTCGGTGGCTACGCTCCCGTCTACGCTCTTGAAGTTGTGGGTGACTACGATGCGCTTGAGGGCGGCTACGATCCTCGGGAGGTTCTCTGACTGCACCTCCACGACTTCGTTCATGCTGACGTTGGCGCGCATTTCTGCGTACCAGCCGGTGTACTCGCCTTCAAGCTCGATGCGTACCGTATTCGCTGCCATCTGTCTGCTCCTCTCCTGTTTTTTTTGCCGCCTAGCGCCATCGCTAGACGGATTGCATTACGGGCGCGCTGCCAGCGGGCTGGTTGCGGCGATCTCGATGCTCTTTCCCGAGGTCTGGTCGTAGGCGAGGCGGAGCCCCACGGTATTGACGACTAGGCCGTCCTGGTCGGCGCCGAGCGGGGTGATGGTCTCGATGATCCATGACCCTCGAATCTCGAGTCCGTAGCCGGCGCTCGTCGTAGCCGTGAGTCGCAGGAATCGCTGCTCACCGATCTCGTCGATGCCCCACGCGCCGTTGGCGATTGCCGCGGCGTTGGAGGCGACGGTCAGTTCCATTGTGGCGTTGAGTGGCCCCGTGTATGCCGCGGTGGCGGCTACGAGGCTCGCGTCGAGGGCGCTAATCATCGTAAGGCCCGGCTCGATCGTCGCCGTGAAGGACATGACATGGTCGTACTCGGTGTCGCCTGATCCGTCTGGGAAGGCGGTGTCGGTGTACAACTTGAATAGGCGGGACGGTACCAGCGCCGGTGCTGACGGTACTGCGGTGTTGGCGTCGGCGTTGGTGGCGATGTCGATTGCCGCCCACGTCACGCCGTACTGGAGCGTGCCCGTGCCCTCGCCGCTGAAAGTGATTTCGGTTGGCACGCACCCCTTAGCGGCGTACTGCTGCACGCCGTCGGTGAGGAGCAGGCTGTAGCCCTTGTAGGTGTCTACTGCGGTCTGGCTAGGGCTCCACGTCCATACGTACGGGCCCGCGCCGGTGGCGGTGATCGTTGCGAGTGAGTCAAGGGCGATTGGGAGGGCGCGCATGTCTGCGTCGGTCTCGCCCCACGTGATTACTGGCGCTCGGGAGGTGATGACGGGTCGGTTGGCGAGCACCTGCGTGCGTACTCCTACTGTCCTGTCGTCGCCGCTGTTGAGTTCGATGCCGAGGTCGATGGCGCCGAGGGCGTCCACCATGATGATCTGCCCGACGGTGCCTACGAGTGATGGCGTAGTGCCGTAGGTCGCCTCCGCCTTAGCGATGACCTTCGTGAAGCTCTTGGCGCCGAATGTTGGGCTTGGCATCGGTATTCTCCCCTCTAACTATGCGAAGGACTTGCCTTCTAGGTTTACCACATCTACGTCTGCGGCGATAGTGATGTACGTCTGATCCCCCCACGTTGCGTTGCCGATGCTCGTGCTCGTCACGCTCGCCTGGGCGGCCTCTCCGCCGAGCAGTACGGTACCATCATACGCGTTTCTGAGCCACGTGCGCCAGATGAGGAGGTCGGTGTATCGGCGCTCGCTATCCGGCTGGAGGCTGAGGTAGATCGTGACGGTGCAGGTCAAGACGGTGCGCCTGCTCGCGGCCCCGTACTCGATGCTGTCGGTGCCGGGCATGACCACGGCTACGGGCAACGCGCCGAGGGTGTCGGGCGGTACTGCGTATGCTGCGCGGATTCCCCCTCCCGCTCGCCCGGTGGGTGCGGTGAGGGCCGTCAATCGGTTGGCGAGTGCCTGGTGGATGGCGAGGTCGCTCATTGGCATTAGGAAGCTGCGCCCTTTCGGTTGCGGTATTGGTCAAGGAGGGCTACTGCTGCTGGGTGCATCCTCGTGCTCATGCGGGTGACGCCCCCGGCGTCGCCGGTGCCGATCACGCCGAAGGGTGCGTTTCGGGAGGCGTAGAGTTTAGCGACCTCTAATAGGCACGCCTGCTTTACCGCTGCGGGGATGGCGCTCCAGCCCCACGTGCCGATGATCTTGACGCCCTTCGTTGAGCCCTTAGGGAAGTTGAGGATGCTCGTGTCTGAGGACTCGATGCTCGTGTACGGGCGCCCTGCGAGGGCCGCGTTGTACGGCATAAGGTTGTAGGTGCCCTCCACCCATGTCTGGTTGTAGGTGCCGTCAATGCCGTCGTCGGTCGTCAAGCTCGTGACGGTGAGTAGGTCGTCTACGTCAATGCGGTAGTAGTCGTCGGCGGCGTAGTAGCGCGTCTGGCTACCCTGCGGCCCGAAGCCCGCCGGGCGGTCGCAGTACTGGTCGATGGCGCTCGAAGCTGCGGTGATGAGGCTATCGACGAGCGTATCTTCGGTTGTATCGCTACTTGCGATTCCGAGGATTGCTTTCGCCTCTGCGCGGGTGGCGTAGTCGGTCATTAGGCGTTTCCGATCTTGAGGATGTAGCAGGGCTCGGTGCCCGTGGCTACTACGGCGTAGATTTTGGCGTTGGCGGGGAGGCTGATGTCTACGGTGCCGTCATGGTCAAAGAGGAAGCCGTTGGCGGTCGTGACGTCGGCGCCTCCGAGGTAGATGGTGTGCTGCTGATCCTTGTGGATGAGCACGCGGCATCCGTCGGTGTCGGCGGTGACGAGCAAGGTTGGCGTGGTGCCGGCTAGTACCTTCGCGCTGCTGACGGACATCGTTTACCCCCTCTTGGTCTTACGGGTCTTACGCTCGGTGGTGATTGTAGCGGTCTCTATGGCCTCGGGTGCGCCATCGCTAGACGGATGCTCCTCGCGGGGCTCGCCTACCAGGCTCGCGTATCCTGCGGCGGCAAGCTGCACGGCCTCTCCGTACGGTAGTTCAATCGTGCCGCCCTTATAGGGCCACTCTACCCCGTTGCGCGTGCCGGTGACGTGGATGGTCATGCGTACGGTCTGTAGTTTCGTCATGGCTCCTCCTCTCTATGCGGTTGGGGGGCGGGATTCCTCCCGCCCCCCCTCCGCTGCTCCTCTTACCCTACTGGGTTAGACGTTTGCGCCCTTGAACGACTTCACGGCGCTCGCCTGAGCGAGGCCCGTCACGCCGCGTACCTGTACGCGGTAGGTGACCAAGCCGTTGGCGAAGGCGTACTCGTTGGAAACGGCGATTTCCACGCCGCCCACAAGGAGCGTCTTCACCTGCTTGAGGTCACCGAAGACGATGCTGATAGCCTCGTCGCCGGTGTCCACAAGCGCGCCCGAATAGACTGGGAAGCCGAGGAGGCTGTCAGGCCCACCGAGATTCCCCGCCTCGAAGATAGGGCGGTTCTGGCTGTCGAGAAGCTTGCGGACTCCGCCGAGGGTCGCATCGTTCATGATGAAACCTGCGCCGGGGGCCTTACGGTAGCGCTGATTGACCGAGTAGACCAGGTCTACGAGGTCGGCGTATACCGGGGCGACTGCTGCGCCCGTCTTACCGACAGTTGCGGCGGCGGCAACGGCGGGTGCCGCTACTGCGCCGTGGGCGATTCCGACTTCCTGACCGGCCTTCTCGGCGATCATCGCTGAGATGTCGAACGCGGCATCGCGCACGAGCTCATCGGTGACCTGAATCAGGGTGGCGTACTTCGCCGGTGTGAGCGACAAGCTGGACAGCGTGCCGTCCGACTCGCCGATTGACCCCGCCTCGGATACTGCCGCGGCGGTGCCGAGTGCCGTCACTCGTGGAAACTGGAAGTTATTGCCCGTCGTCACCGTGTACAGGTCGATGACCCGTGCGTCGATGAATGGGTTCACCTGGCCCGCGACCACGTTCACCTGAGCGGCGATGCCGACCGGGTTGCCGAGGCCTGTGGACTTGGTGACGTCGCGCTTCTCGAACTCGAATGCAAGGCGCCCGCCGTTCATGCCGATGCGGCGAAGCTCTGATTCGTCGGTTGCGCGCTCTGCCTTCACTGGCGCCTCGATGGCGACGGTGAAGCGGGAGCGGGACTCTAGGGCTGCCTTCTCGGCGTCGGCGATCTTCTCGGCGGCGGCGATCTGGGCGGCCTTGGAATCCATGTCCGCAAACGCGCGGTCTACGGTCTGATTCTCCTCGGCGGTGAGGTCGCGCTTGGCGTCGGCGGCTGCCTCTAGGACTGCCTTAGCCGCTGCGGCTGCGCGCTGGCGCTCGTCGTGGAGCGCGGTGATGAGGTTCTCGCTCATGATGTTTCCCCTTTCTCTACTACTGCCTATTCCGCTCGGGTGTTCCCCCTGCGCGTGACCCTCGTGGGGGTCGAGGCGTGTGAGATCGGGCCTGCGGTTATTCTCCGATGCGCTCCTTCAAGGCGAGCATCTTGGCCCTGACTGACGTCGGGACTGTGACGCTACCCTCGAACGCACGGATGATAGCAGATGCATCCTCCTCTGCAACGGTGTCGCCGCGGAGCCATGTGCTGACCGCTTTCCATAGCCCCTCCGCCTCGATTCCGCGGCGCTTCGCAAGCCCGCGTACTGACGCGAGTCCGATGGTGCCGGGGTAGGCGGGCGTGTGCCCGGTGAGTAGGCTGACCTCGTGGAGGGCGGCCTCGTTGATCGTGCGCTTATTTCCGTCCCACTCCTCGTCCATGACGCGGAATCCGAATGACCATGCGACTGCTTGGGGGTCGCGCTGCGCTAGTGCGATGAGGTGATCGCCGATTGGGCTCTTGATGATGTCGGCGGTGACTTGCAGCCCGCGCTCGTCCTGGCTGAGGCTGAGGCTCGTAGGCGTTGCGGCGACCATCTGACTCTCATCGTGCCCGTGGAGCAGTTTGACTACCTTACCCGAAGCTGCGACCTGCCCGAGGCTGCGCGTGAAGGCGCCTGGTGCCAGCCGCTCGATGAACGGCATTGGGCTTGAGTCGGAGTTGAATAGCGCGGCGTAGCCGACAATCGTGCGGGCCTCCGCGTCCACGCGAAGCTCGCCCGTGTATGCGCGGGTCTCCACCTCACCTTTGACGGCGTGGTACTCCGCGGGCGCCTCGGGGGGCGCCTCGGCGGTCGTCTCGGCGGGTACTTCGATTGGCGTCTCAGTTGGCTCAGTGTCGGTGCGCTTTTGCTCGTTGTCCATAGCCATCACCACCCTTTCGGCGTAATCATACGCCCGGTTCGCCTTATCGGTTGTATCTCCGCTGCCCCATAGCAGGTGTGCGACTTGCCCGGCGGTGGGGCGCTCGCCCTCCGCGATTGGGCTGACGCCCTCTAGGTCGCTGAGGTGGCGTGCGATCCACGCCCTCATCCTACGCCATTTATCCTCCGTTGCGCGACCCCTGGCTAGGTCTCGTGCCTCGGTGATCGTGTTGGGGCGTAGCCCGTCGCCCTTGTATTCAAGCAGGTCAAGGCCCCTGATGGCGTTTTGGCGCATGAAGTCTGGCACGCTGAGGTCTGCGCGTGATTCCGATTCGGATGCGTTTTCGGCATCGTTAGACGGATTCTCCTCGTCGTCATCCTCCTCGTCGTCGTACGCCCCTCCGAACATTGCGACGGTCTCCTCTGGGCTCATCCCGTGGATGCCCAAGGCGGTTGCCATCTCGCGCACCGCTGGGTCGTCGTCTACGGCGTGCGACCCCTCCGTGCCGTACTGCTCTGCGAGCAGGCCGTACTTGTACTCCTTGAAGGCGAAGCCGGTTGCGAAGGGCGTGCCCTCGAAGTCGTTGAGATGCACCTCCCCTACGCCCGCGACCCCGTGCTCTTGTAGCCATGCTCGGGTCTCCTCCAATCGGTCGATGCTGCGCGCGCTGACGACGATGATCTGGTAGTCGCCGCTCATGACGGCGCTGTTGAGCGCGTCGATTACTGGCTGGTTGGGCGTGTCGCCTGAGGTGGTAAGCGTGCCGTCCACGTCTACGATGATCATGCTCACAGGCCGCTGATCCTCGCCGCCTCGTCGGGCGTGATGCCTGACTTGATGAGCGTCTCGTAGATGTTGGCGCGGCCCTGGGTGTCGGCGGTGCCCGCGGGTGCGAATCCAAGCTGCATGCGGTAGATGGCGCCCTGCCCGTCTGGGAGTGGCGGTAGGTCTTCAATCCTGCGCGCCTCGTCTACGCTGATCCACCCCGTGTTGATGGCGCTGGCGAGCGCGTCGTAGCGACTCTTAGTGTCGGCGCGGAGGAGGCCCTCTACGTTGAATCGGAGATACGTGTCGCCGCCGGGGATCAGCCGGGCGAGCCCCGTCTCCAGCCGGTCAAGGATTGGCTTGATGGTGAAGGTGACGTACTCCTGCGCTTGAAGTTCCACTGACGCGTACGACACGGCGCCTGGCTTGAGGATGCCGAGTAGGTGCGCGGGCACGCGGAAGATTCGGGCGATCTCCTCCACTTGGAAGCCGCGTAGTTCTAGGAATTGCGCCTGCTCTGGCGTGATGCTGATGGCGTCAAACTTGGCGCCGCCCGTGAGTACGGCGATGCGGTGCGCGTTGCCGAGGCCCTCGTGGTGCCGCGCGAAGTTGCGGCGGATACTCCCCGCCTGCTCCTCCGTGAGGTCGCCTGGCACGTTTACGATCCCGCTCGGGGTGGCGTTCTGACCGAAGAAGCGTCCACCGTATTCCTCCGCGGCGATTGCGACGCCGTATGTCGCCTTCAGGTGGTCGATTGGGCTGAGCCCGCGGTGGAAGCCTGGCAAGCGGAATAGCGGGATGTGGATGATCTCATCCTGCGTGTACGTTGCCTTCGCGCCTGATGGCGTGAGCACCTCGTAGATTGGTAGGCCGTTTACGCGTGTGACGGTGATTGCGCGTGGCGCGAGTACGTCGAGGAAGACGGGCGCGCCGGCGCTGTCGCGCGTTACGGCGATGAAGGCGTTGCCATCGGTGAGCAAGCTCGCAACGATCTGGCTGACGAGTTCTACTCGCGTGACGCTCTTATCGGGGCTTGGGTTCTCGATCCATGACGGCTTGGGGCGTAGCGGTTGGCGGAGTCCATTGGTCTTCTGGAAGGCGTCGAGCGGGAGCCCCCCGACGGTGTCGCTGATGAGGCGGATTGCCGCATATACGGCGCTGATCTGGGTGGCGCGATCCTGGTTGATCTCTACGGGCGAGTACTGCCCCGGTGGGCCGTCAAAGAACCGGTCGATGCCGATTGCGCGCTGCTCCTGCCTACCGAAGATGCGGTCGATAACGCCCATTAGGCCTCCTCTGTCGGCGATGCCCCGGTTGGCGGAGCGCTCCTCGGGCGAGGGTATCATACCGCTCGCCTTCTATAGCGTGATGAAGTTTACTGCGGCCTGCGGGCGCTCATCGTCGGCGATGATTGCGTTGGCGCGGGCGAGCCCGAATACTGCGGCGACTGCTAGGTCGATTTTGCGCCCGCCTTTATCTTTCGTCAAGCGGGTGCCGTGGCGGTCGGTCTTGACTGAGGCGTTGGCGATGTGCCGGGCGAGGCGCTTATCGCCGCTATGCTTCAGGCGCTGGGTGGTGACGGCGTCGTAGAAGGCGCTCGTGGCGGGGGTCATTCGTGCCGCGTGCTGCGGGAACTCTGTGATGGGGAGGCCCTCACCTGCGAGGATTTGTAAGCTGCGCGCCCATCGGAAGGGGTCGGCGGTGATCTCCCTCACGGTATGGGTGCGGGCTACCTCCCTGATGCGCTCCTCTACCGCCTCGATGTCTACCCGCCAGTGTTCGTCGTCTAGGGGGCGCTCCCATAGCCCCATGACGTCAATGAGGCCGTCGGTGAGGCGGATTCCGATGAGGGCGGTGCTGTCGTTGGAGAAGCTGCCGTCTAGCGCCAAGATGATGCGGTCGCCTGGGTGGATTTTATCCTCTACGGCGCACAACTCCCATGCCCCTGTCGGTAGCCATGCCTGCGTGCTCGCTACCCATTGGTTGAGGCGCTTCGTGCGCCACTCATTCTCGGGCGTGCGCATGATGGCGCTGCGGAAGTCCTCCGCGCTTACGATGTCGCCGTAGCCGGGGTTCGCCGCCGCCCATACGCCCTCCTCGCGGTGGTCGGCGTCTGCGGGTGCGCCCCACCAGCGGAAGAAGAAGCTCGGGTCGTCTACCTCATTGACGGCGACGCGCTGCCCGTGCTGATACAGCCGGTGCGCGATGGTGTCTCGCCCGTTGGCGTCGGTGCGCGCTCCCGCGGTGGTGATCATGGCGAGCATCGGCTCTACGCGGGCGCCCTGCGCGAGCGCAAACACGTTCCATAGGTCTTCGTTGATGACGTGCCCTTCGTCTACGAGGGTGAAGGTTGGGCTGAGGCCCTCTTTCAGCGGCGCGTCACTGCTGACCACCCGCCACAAGGTGCCCGTGATTGGGTTCTCGATGGCGTCGCGGTAGAGGTTGAGCATGCCGCTAAGCTCGGGGTCGAGTTCTACCATGCGGCGCCCGGTGCCGAAGGTGATGCGCGCCTGCTCGCGGTCTCCTGCTACTGAGTACACTTCGCCGCCGTCGGGGCCGAGTACCGTCGCCCATAGTGCCAGCCCGCTGAGTAGGGCTGACTTACCGTTTTTGCGGGGTAGCCCGATGAGTGCCTGTCGGTGCGCTAGGTGCCCGTCGTCGCGCTCGCGTAGTAGGTCGTCAAGAAGCTGGCGCTGGTACGGTCGGAGGCGGAGGGTCTCGCCTACTGCGCCGCCTAGCGACTCTTTGACGATGCGGCAGTAGTGCTCGATGAAGGTCGCCGCCTCCTCGCCTCGGGTGCTCCCCTGCCGTGGCGGTGATCCGTAGAGCGGCTGGGTCATCCTGCTCCCCTGTTGCGCTCGTCGTCCTGTTGGGCGACACGTTGCGCCCGGCGTGCAAGGAGTAGTTCTAGGGGGCTGGGTGCCGCCTTACTGTTGGACTTCATGCCGACGCGGGCGCTTGGGGTGAGCCCGAGTTCACGGGCGCCTGCGCGCATCATCGTGGCGTTATCGCGCATAACCTGATGTAAAGGATTCTTTACGTACTCGCCGTTGCGCCCCTTCACGAGCGGCCCGCTCTTTCGTAGGAGCCCCTCTGCCTCTCGATATCGGGCGGTCGCCTCGCAGTACGCGCGTAGGGTGTCGATGTCGGCGGCGGTGATGACGCCCGTGTGCCCTACGGCTGCGATGACCTCCCGCCATACGTCGAGGGCATCCTCGGCGATGTCGGGTGGCGGTTGTAGGGTGCTGAGCGTTGGGCGCGGTTCACCGAGCGGCACGATCTTACCCTCCGTGGCGCGGATGGCGCTTGGCTTAGGCTTAGGCCCCCGCTTTCCCATTGTTTTTTCGCTCCTCCTCTGCCATCGCTAGACGGATTGCTACGCGCCGGGCTCCGTTGGGTGTGCCGTGTGCCCCCATGGCGTAGTTGCGCCTGCGCGCTCCTCCTCGCGCTGCGTTCGGCGCTTCGCCCCCTTCGCCGTCTCTACGGCGTAGGTGAAGCAGTCCTTCATGCCCCTGAGGGCGTAGTAGACCACGGAGAAGCGGTACCCGTCGTCGGTGCTCTTCGCCATTGGCGTGACGCCGTGCACGATGCGGTAGCCGTTGAAGAAGACCACCCATCCGTCTCGGCATCCTACGGTGAGGCCGTACTCGGGTACGTTCAGGTATCCGCCTCTCATGCCGCGTCGGACCACGGGCATGGCGCTCCACGAGTCGAAGTTGAAGCCGTCTCGGTGGTAGGGGAGCGTTGCGCTGCGGTTGATGTTGCCTGATGTCCATAGGGCGCCCTCGGTGATCCTCCAGTCCTTGTCGATCTCGGCTAGGGCGTCGATATTCTCTTGGTACTTCTCTGGGCTGATCTCGCGGAGGGTCTCGCCCAAGTCGAGGGCGAGTCGGGCGAGGAAGGCGTGCTCGCTCGGGCGCTCGTAGGCAAGGCTCGCTGGGCGGCACGCGTCGCGGCCCTGCATGACCTTACGGGGCGCCATGCCGAAGCTGCGCGACTCCTGGTCGATCCCTGATGCCCGCTTGACGCTGCCCATTGGCGTATTGAGCACTGCGGCGCGTAGGTCTTCAGTGCCGCTCTTGAGCGGCGCGTACACGAGCACGATCTCCCCGGTGTCGGCGTCTACGTAGATGCCCTCGTCGTTTACGGTGCTCTCGAAGTCGGGTACGGTCTCGCCTACGAGGGCGGTCGCGTCCTTTCCCGTGATGAGTCTGCTGACCTCGATTACTGGTAGCGTCATCGTGCCTCCTCCGTGTTGATTGCGTTGAGTATAAGGCGCTCTACGGCCTCTGCGTTCGATTCTACTCCTAACCTGGTGCGCGTCTCTTTCAGGCGCTCGATTGCCCACTCGTACTGCGCTACGGGCATGCGGAATAGGAAGCTGCGTGAGGCGCGCATGGCGTAGAAGTCGGCGATTGCCCGGTCTCCGTCGGTGACGGTGAGGGTTGGGATGTTCACGGATGGGCTGACGAGGTCGTCGATCTCCTCCCACGTGTACCCTGCGACGTTGGCGAGCCCTGCGCCGATTGTGTCTAGTTGCGCCTTCAGGCGGCGATTGTCCCACAGGCTTAGTTCCCCGGTGCGGTTATCGGCGATGGCGTATGCCCGTGCCTCCGTGATCCTGTTGGCGGGGTAGTCCACTGCGATGATGTCTGTCCATCCTAGTCGGCGTGCCGCCTCTACGGTGCCGTTGCCCGCGACGATGGTGTCGCCTGCGATCACGATGGGCTTACGCTGCCCGAAGGTGCTGAGGCTTTTGGCGATGGCGTTGATGTTGCGCTCGGAGTGCACGCGGGCGTTGTCGGGGTCGGGCCGCAGGTTGGCGATTACTACGGTGCGAAGCTCGATGGGCGCGCTCATCGTGGCGCCTCCGTGCCGGTGGCGGTGGCAAGTAGGTGTAGGAGCGCTTCGTTATTGCCCTCTAGCCCGTGGATACTGCGGTAGGCGGCCCACGCGTCGATCATGGCGAGGTAGCGGGGCATCGGGTACTCCAAGACGATGTTGCGCTCCGTTGATGCCATGTAGGCGTCGTACCCTTCGTTGGCGCTCTGGGCGCGCTTATAGCCTGACTGGTGCGACTCTGACTCGCCGGGCGTATTCGCCTGGGCGAGGAGCGCGTCCCTGATCTCCTCGTACTCCGCGCGTGTGAATCCCGTCGCGGCGATTGTCTCCTCCCCTGCGCCGCGTAGTGCGGTGATGAGGGCCTCGTGGCTCCACTCCGCTAAGGTGCCCGTGCGGTTGTCGGCGATGGCGTATGCGCGGCGCTCGTCGGCGCTCTTGAAGGGCGCGACTACGGCGTCGATCTCCGTCCACCCGAGCGCCTTCGCTGCGGCGTAGGTGCCGTTGCCGGCGATTACGGTGCCCTGATCGTCGAGTACGATTGGTCGGCGCTGACCGAAGGCGGTCAAGCTTCGGGCGATTGCGTCGATCTGTCGGGCGTCGTGCACTCGGGCGTTATCTTCGTCGGCCCTGATGGTGTCTAGCCTGACCCTCGTGGCGGTCATTTCGCTCTTCATTGCTCCTCCTCCGTTTTCGTGGGGGGTATTGCCGTTTTCTCTAAACTCGCATTATTCCGTACGGGGATGCCCGGCGCTGCGAGGGGTGGGCTGAGAACGAGTTTTTGCCCCTCCCCCCCATTCTGCTCCGTGTCTCCCGCGCTCATCATTGCACGTTTGTGGGGGGTATGGGCGGGGGTGCCCCCCCCATCATTTGCCATCCGCCCCTCGGGCCCGTCCCAATGGTCGCGCGTATTGTGGCACTGCCAACAAAGGACGCGTACGCCCGCTCGGGGTGGACAAAGGGCGCCGCCCTGGCTGAGCGGGGTGATGTGATCAACGCTGAGCCGTTTATCCCTAGACCCGCACCGCTCGCAGTATGGCGTGGCGGCTCTGACTGCCCGGCTGTACGCGATCCACTCGTACGTGGAGTAGACCGATGCCCCTCGTGCCCGCTCTCTGGCCCTGTAGCAGGGCGTGCAACGGGTGTTGGGCGTGAGCCTCCCGCATCCCAAGCATGGCCGCGTGAGCGCCTTGTGTCGCGCCATCCCTTACTTGCGCTGCAAGCTGCCGAAGGTGTCGGTGCCCTGCCGCTTACGGAAGTGGGGGATGTTATTGGCGACTATGCCGATCTTGTGGGTCGGTGCCTCGACGGCTAGGCGGTCGTCGCCCTCCTGGTTGAAGTAGCCCGCCGCTTCTAGGGCCTCCGCGGTGGGGAAGACTTCGGCGTGCCGGTCGCGGTCGAGGTCTATGAGGTGATCCTGTTTCCCGCCTAGGCTGTATAGCCATTTGAAGTTGCGCGGCGCCCAAGGGAAGTATCCTCCGCCGGTGGCGCTGTAGTACTCGCGCTCCGCAAGGCGCTTGAATCGGAGTACTTCTTTCGTGTAGGCGTAGAAGGTCACGCTGGGGATGTTGCGGGCTATGTCTATCCACGCCTCTAGATAGTCGTCGCTAAAGAAGTCGCCGCTATCGTGGATGCGGACGTATCCCCCTCTCTTGACGCGCTTCGCTACCTCCTCGATCATTGCGGCCTTCCAGCCTTCTAGGTTGTCCAAGACCATCTTGAGGTTGCGCGCGTGCGCGGCCTTGACTTTCGGGAATCGGTAGGTGCCGTTGCGGGCGTAGCACAAGGCGGCGCATGCGCCCGCCTGGGGGCATGTTGCCACGGTGCGCCCGTCGTCAAGTTTCGCCCCTAGGGCGGGGAGTGTCCAGTTGTAGACGCCGATCTCCCGAAGCTCGCGGTTCTGGGTGAGTAGTGCCATGCTCCGCTCCTCCTCTGCTCCGCTCCTTTATTGCGCCCCCGGCGACGTTGCCGCCACCGGGGGCTGACCCCAGGAGCAGTGGGGTCGTCGGCTATGGTAGCAGGGTGATGATGACTCTCACCACTCCGTGCCCAAGTGGTAGCCCGAGCGCCTCGAAGGCCGCGGGGCTGAGGTCTATCGCTTTCTCTCCGCGCTTTCCCTTCGAGCACTGGCACCAGTCCACGATGATGACCTTGATGGTGCGCCCGGTCTTTTTGTTGGTGACGTAGACGGGGTAGTGCTCGTGGTATGGATTCTTGTCGCCGATGAGTCTCCTCGCGGCGGGCCCCGCCGCTGCGTAATAGGCGACGGGTGCGCCCCACTTCGTCTGGCGGGTGTACCATGCGTTGTTTTTGGTGGCGTCGTACCACGATGCGACGCCCTTCACCTGCGCTACCTCGATCGGGCTGCCCAGACCGCGCTGCCCCTGGGTTGCGGTGGGCTGCGTGGCGTGTAGGTGCGGCTGCGGTGCGCATGCCGCCGCGAGCATGATTGCCGCTGCCGCCATCGCTAGACGGATGCTCACGGGGCTACCTTTCTCTGTCCTGGCTGACGGCGATTGTGACGCCTGGGGCCTCGTGTGGGTCGGCGTATCTTTTTGCCGCGATGATGCGGGTTATCTGGCTGTCGTCGTAGAGGACTCCTGCGGTGGTGAGGGCGTCGTTTACCGCTCTGGCGAGTTTATCTACGTCGGGTCGAGTGTCGGGTGCCGCTCCTCTGGCACTTGGGGTGAGCCCGCTGGCGCCGGTGTGCGACTTGGGGCGTGGCATTCGGAAGGTCATCGTGACGCTCACTGGCCCGATCATTGGCGAGCGGTCGCCTACTCGCGCTGCGAAGCTCGTGTCTAGGCGTGCCCTCCATGGTCGTAGTTTCGGGTTGGCGCTCGTGATGACTGGGCGCCCTTTATGCATGAAGGCCCTGCTACTGCCCTGCGGCTGGGGTGTGCCCTCTACGTTGTCGTCGAAGGCGTTGAGTGCGTTGGCTATTGCCCGCTCCTTTACCCTGCCCATGCCTATTCCCCCCCTAGCCGCTTGATGACTGCCTCTACGGATTCGGTGCCCGTTTTCATCCTACCCTGTAAGGGGGTAAGGGGGTTTCTTATCTCTCTCTTATCTCCTCTAATCTGGTCACGCTGTTGCGTGGCTGTTGCGTGGTTTTGCGTGGCTGAACCGTGGCGCTGGCCCTTACTCTGGAACCTCATGGGTACTTGGTGACTGCTCCAGCCGGGGATGATGACCTGCCCGTCTTGGGTCTCCTCTACCAGCCCTGCCGCGACAAGTGTCTTGACGTGCTTACGCTCCGTTGCGCTGAGGCATGCGTTTAGGTGCTTGAAGCTGCTCCACGCGCGTCCATCCTGCGCCCCCGCTGCGACGAGTACGGCGATCCATGCCCACCGTGCGTTATCGCTCGGGAGTAAGGCGACCTTATCGTCGGTGCGGATTGCGGTGTCGAGTTTGATCCACTTCATACTGCGTCCCTGTACAGGGTCATGACTGCGGTGGTGCCGTGCGTGTGGCACTTACCGAGGCCGTACTTATCCCCTATGGCGCTCGCCCCGATGTATGACGCGTCGGTGCCGCACTGGGCGCACACCCATGCTCTGACCTTATTGGGCGCTGTCGGTGTCGGTGCGATGCCGATGAGTCGGTACCGTGCTACATGCTTTCCCGTCGGTGTGCTCTGGGTCTCCTCGATGATTTGATGCCCCTCCGCCCTGAGGTCGTAGATGCGTGCCGCTAGTCGGAAGCACCCGATCTCGTCGAGCGCCTCCATCGCGGTGATCCCCTCGGGGTGCTCTCGCATGCGCTGTAAGATGCGTTGCGCCTGGGTCGGCTTACTCATTGTTGGCCCCCTCTGCCGCCTCTGTGATGCGCTTGACCCCTAGGGTGATGATTCCGATGGCGCAACCGGGGAAGGGCTCCATCCCGTCCCCGATCCTGCGTGATGGTCGTAGCGCCCCCTCGATGCGCTCCGCGTACTCGCACGTGCCGCACAGGCTCGTGTTGTACGCGAGGGCGTCGGGGGTGCGGTGTGCGATCACCGCCTCCGTGTACTCGCGCTGCGCGAATGCCATCGCATGGTGCGGGAGGTCTACGGTTGCGCTGATTACCTGCCATACGGGGCTCTTTAGCCTTACCCACGTGAGATACCCGACGGTGAGGTTGCGCGGGAGGCGCTCGTCATCGTGGTCGTCTCTGCCGCGGTCGATGTCGTCGTAAAGGGCCGCATAGTGGCTCATCTCTGGCCCGTACAGCGCTTCCAGCGGCTTACGGCGTGTGCTGCTCTTGACGTCCCAAACCGTTGCGCGCTCTTTACCGTAGAACACGGTGATGTCGGGGGTGCCTATGCCCCCGTGCCCGTCGCCCCACGACTCTCCGTTCCATCCCTGCAAGTAGACGCGCGTTGCGCCCTCTAAGACTTGCGGGAGCACGATGACGGCGAAGCTGCGGATAGCCGCCTCTAACTCTGCCGCCATTGCGATTGGGTCGAGTTCCTCCGCCCCTGGCTTCGTGCTGATGCTCCCGAGGCCCTCCTCCACCGCCTCCATGATTAGTTCGTCGGTGATGGGTTGGCGCTGCTCCCAGTGGCGGTAGATGAGCGTCATTGTCGCCTCGTCTAGCGCGCTCCCGTAGTGCACGCGTTCCGGCATGACCGCTTGGGGGCGGGCTCCGTTGGCGGTGCGCACGTGCTCCTGGTGCCAGCCCTTACGGGCGCACAGGCTCGTGGCGACCACGAGGCTCTTACTTATCCCCGTGCGCTTGGGGTCGATTGCCTTACTGATTGGTACTCGTGCCATTGGTCTGCACCTCCGTATGGTGGGGGGCGGCGTATTCAGCCGCCACCCCCCGTTGCTTTTTTTGGTATCGCTAGACGGATGCTCCCCCGCTTATAGGCGACCCTCCTCGGCTATGATCCTGCGCCCGATCCACTCGGCAACGGGGGCTACTACGCCATTCCCGCAGCATCGGTAGCGGTGGGAGTCGAGCCCTGCTGGCAAGGTGGGGTCGTCTGTTGTGCCTCCGCCTACTACTGCGTGCGTTGTACGTACGTCCCCTACGTCGAAGCTGTTGAGCGTGTTCGCGACCTCGCCCTCCACCCACGTCTCTGAGTCTGTACTGGTCTGCGCTCGGGCTGACTTACGGAAGACCTGCGGCACGGCTCGACCCGTGTCTAAGGTTGGCGCGGTTCCGATTTCACTCCATATACGCTCTGACTGAGGTGAATCTGACCCGCCCCCGGTAAGGGAGCGGTGGGCGGCCTCGGCTACGTCTGCTCGTGTCTGGTAGCCGACGAGGTATCCATCCTCGCCGATGTCTTGATTGCTTACTCCCGCCTTCCAGTCTCGGGCTTGGAGTGCGCGGTGCGTTTCCGCGCCGAAGGTGTCCACGCCTGGCTGATCGTCCACCCGTCCGGCCACCCCATTAGCCGCTCGCACTCTGTCGGTGTGAGCCGCCTGACCGCTGACGATGAGGGGCTCGTCGATGGTGCTATTGACTCCTTTACTGAATCGTCTGGTGATTGTGCCAGCGATTCCAGAGCCGTCTGGAGTGCCGCTGGCAACACCTTGCCTCTGCGTCCAGCGCGGCGCAGGATGCCTGTCGCAGCCCTCGCACTCAAAGAGTACCTCGGCGGCGCGGTCGGTTCCAAGACTGCCGACAATGAACACTCTACGGCGTCGTTGGGCGACTCCGAAGTACCGAGCGTCCAAAGTTCGCCACGCCACGCCATACCCGAGCCCGTCCATCTCCCCGAGTAGTCGGGCGAAGTCGCGGCCCTGATTGCTACTGAGGAGCCCAAGGACGTTCTCCAACACGATCCACCGAGGTCGGCGCTGCTCCACAAGGTCGAGGAAGGTGAAGGCAAGGCTGCTTCGCTTGCCTGCGAATCCTGCGCGCTTTCCGGCGACGCTGAGGTCTTGGCAGGGGAATCCCCCTGACCAGATGTCGGCGTTGGGGATGTCATGTGCGTTTACCTCCGTGATGCTCCCAAGATTAGGGGCGCTTGGGAATCGCTCCGCGAGTACGCTGCTCGCATACGGGTCAATCTCGCAGACGCTGACCGTCTTGATGCCTGCGCGTTCGAAGCCTATGTCTAGGCCTCCTACGCCGCTAAAGAATGATGCGTGTCTCATCTGCTCCTCCTCCCCGCCTGGGTGGCGGTACCGCAATCCTGCGTAGCGCGGCGGCGATTGTCGCCACCCTCCTCGGCTACTCCTCCTCTTGCGCCCTGCGCTTGTCGGCCCTCGCCCGTTGGCGTTGGCGCTCGCGCTCCTCGAGTTCGTTCATTTGGCGCTTGAGCGCCTTATCCATCCGCATGCCCTCCTCGCGCCGTCGGCGCTTACGGTCTCTATCGTGCTCCTCGGGCTCCTCGTCGTCCCATTGCACCTTCATCGCTACTTGCCCTTGCCGCCCTTACTGCCGATCCGTGGGGTCGGGAGGTGCGGCGCTATCGCTCGTGCGATTCGCTCCGTCGCCTGCTCGTGGTGGTCGTCGTAGCCGGGGTACCACGCGCCGTACCATACGCTCCCATGCGTCGCCTCCATGCTCGCCGTGTATCGGTCAAGCGGGTGCAGGAATAGGTGGACAAGCTCGTGCGTGAGTACAAGGCGCTGCCGCTCGGGTGTCTGCGCTTCTAGGCCCGCGCCGATCCTTATGGTTGCGCGCGGGTCGATGCTATGTGCCTCGATGTCTGCCCACGCATCCTCCGCGGCGGCGTCTTCACTTACGGTGATGTCCCACTGCGTGAGCCCGATTCGGGGTAGTACGTCGGCGATCCACGCCTCTACTCCCGCTTTGGTGCTCGCGCTGAGCCGCATGCGCCTAGATTGGGAGGCTCAGGAGTAGCACGATGACGATGTAGACGCCGGCGAGCCCGATTGCCGCCTGCGCGGTCAGCCATGCCCATCCTGCTACTGTCGTCGGCACTCCGTCGTCGTAGTACGCCCCGCGCCTGCCTGGGCGCACGTGTGTCTTTAGTTTCCCTCGATTCGGTCGGTGTGTCTGCATTGCTCCTCCTCTGTTGGGGCGTTGGGGCGGGCTACCCAGTTGCCCGCCCCTTCGCCGCTTCCTACCCTAGAAGGGTAGGTCATTTAGGTCGGCCTCGCTGTCCCGTAAGGCGGGTGCCTCTACGGGTGCGGGTGCCTGGTTGATGCCGCCGTTGTAGCCGCGCGGCGGCTTACTGCGGCAGTAGCCGCCGTCGGCGGTTTTGCCCTTGCACGTCCAGAAGGGCTCGTACGCCTTTCCGGTGGCCTTACTTATGCCGCCTTCGCGGTATACGTACGGCTCGCCGTGGTCTGGGCACGCGAGAACGGCATCGCTAGACGGATTCGCCCGCGCTGGGATGCTCACCGTCTCTGTCGCCTCGGGGCGCCTGAACGGTCGAGGCGCCGAAGCTGCGTTGGCCTCTGCGCCGTGGGCGTACAAATACGCCGCTACGCCCGTGAGGCTTGCACAGCGTCGCAGGGCATCGCTGCTCGCCTCTTTCAAGGTCTCGCCGCTGCCCCCGGTCTCGTACCCGTAATCCTCGTACACGGCGCCGGGGAGGCTGAGTCGCCCCTTCACGGCGTTATCGTGCCCTGGCACGAGGCTGACCTCGAAGCTCCACGCCCCGACGCCGATCACTTCGTTGAGGCGTTGCGCCACTAGGCGGGCCTCTACCCATTGTAGTTTCATCCCTGCTCTGCCCTCGCGGGTGCGAATCTGCTCGGGCGGGAAGGGGGCGCTGAGCCCCTTACGCGTCTGCTCGCTATCCATGACTCCTCCTACTCGCTGTCTGCCGAATCGGGCACGTATGGCGTTTCGGTGGCGGGCCCCGATGGGGTGCCGCTGTGATCGCCGTCGTCCACGCAATACGTCTGCTTGTCCAGCGCTCCGCCGCCGTTCACGAAGATGTATTGCCACCCAGCCTCCTCAAAGACTGCATGGCATCCGTCGATGAGCCCCATCCAGTACCCTTTCTCGAAGGACGCCTCTGCTCCTCTCTCCCATCCGGCGCGGTCTCCCGCGGCGCGGCCTTCGCTGTATCCCGCGGTCTCGCCCTGGGTGTACCCCGTGCCGTTGCCGATGGCGTACCCGATTGCGATGCTTATGACTGCCGCCACCGCGGTGATTCCGTACGCCTGCGCGGCGGTTAGTGCTCTCTTGGCGTTCATGTTGCCTCCTATTCCAGCCCTAGTAGGGCTACTGTCTGATTTGCGATGATCCACTCGGCTATTGCGCTCTCCATGTCTCCGATTGTTGCGATGTCGGGCGCTCCCCGCTCGTAGTCGAAGACGTTGATTACTTCGTCTGGCATCTCGTTGCGCTCGTCGTCTGTCCACCTGCGTACTTCTATGTATTCTCCCCCCTTCCATGTGAATGCCATGCAGCCCTCCTCCCAGATCACCTCAATGGTGCTGGTGAAGCTGATTGGTGCGATTGCAACCGGTGCGCTCATAGATACCTCCCGCTGCCCTCTGGGCAAACGATGCAGACCGCCCCTGGGCGGTGATCGTGCTCGTTGGGCTGCTCGTCCATGGCGTCGGATAACTCTTGATGGGCTGACCGAAGGGCGGGGATTGCGCCGTACTTGTCGCCGTCGGACATCCAGTCGGCGACTAGGTTGGCGAATCGCTCCACCCTGCGTTGATCCGTGTCGGTGTCTCGCCCGATCGCTGCGCTGATGACGTCGTAGACCCTTGAGGCCTCTACGTCGGTCAAGCTGACCGTGATCGTGCGCTTACGCTGCGCCATTGGTCTCCTCCTCCTCTATTGGGGCGTTGGGCTCTACCCGCTGCCAGTCTACGCACGGCGGGATTCTCCCGTCGGCTACCTCGGGGATGTGCCCGCAGATCGGGCACTCCCCGTCTACTACTGCTTCGCTGCTCACTAATCCCACCAAACGAATAGGCCGCGCTCGTATGTGCCCGCCTTGTCGCCGGTGCGGATGACGACCTCGTCTGCCTTACGGTACTTGTAGACGAGGGCGCCGACGCCCTGCTCTGACCCCTTGTACTCGAATCCCTCTACCGTGAGGCGCGCTTGGAATCCGTACTTGGCGTACCCGTGGAGCGTGTACGCTCCGCCGAAGCTGCTTACTACCTCCTCCAGCGTTGCGATCATTTCGTCTATCGCGGGGGTCTCGTTCCACGCGTTTACGTCTAGGTATCCTGGCTTGGCCTTTCGGATTACTTCTACGCCCTCGCGCGTGAGCCCGAGGAAGTACTCCATGTCTCCCGCGCTCATCGTTAGGTCGTCGCAGTGCTCCTCTAGGAGGTCTTTGATGTGGTCGATCTCTGCCTGATTGAGTGTTGGGAAGTCCATGATCCTGCTCCTCTCTACTTTCCGAAGGCGCCCATCATCGCGGCGAATCGCTGCGAGTCGGTGCGCTTGTCGTCTACATGCTTGATGAAGCACGGGAGGCATGCGCTCCCCGTGCCGTTGGCGAAGGCGGGGAATACTTCGAGGTATCCGACCTGCGCCTCGCAGTGGTCGCACTTGACCCTGATTTGCTCCTGCTCCAT